TGTAAATGTATGCACAATAGTATGCGTAGCAGTGGGTCCAGTTTCAGGGTCAGTGTCCTCAATAATCAACACATCGACCTTGGCAATAGCAAAATTATCAATCGCATCGATTGCAAAAGAGCGCGTTAACTCGTTGTTTGGGAAAACAAGGGTTGACTCTAAGCCGTCACCTGAGCGGTTCACTGTGACACCAGAGAAACCAAACGGTGCAAATGTGTAGCTTAAGCCAGGAGCATTTATTGCACGTTGCGCTGGATTTGCGTGGATAATTTCTTTGCCGATAAAAAAGTTTTGAAACCTGATATTTTCTTCAAATTTTGCAACGCCTCTCAGCAGAAACCTACAAGCGTGTCCAAGAGCAAACTGTGTCACATTCCCAGCCTCCTACGAGTGCCACTGCTCATCTGCAGTCGCTTGAGTGTTTGCTGTTCACCTTGTCTAGCACCTTGATTAGCCGCTTGCTGCATACCTTGCTGGAACTGATCAGCGGTCACATAATCAACATTGTTGATCCGTTCCACTGTATAGCGAACATCGATTGGCGTGGCAACTGCTGTTCCACTACCTTCACCTGACGTACCAGAACCACCTGCTTCTGGAATAACGGAACCACCGCGAGCACCACGTGAATAACGCGCCATGCTTTCACGCATCTTGCTTTCAGGGATGATGTACTCAGGTTCACCGCCTTCACCAACCAGTGCGCGAGTAGGACCAGAAACATAACCACCTTCGGCAAATTCACCAGGCAGTGACCCAAACGGCATTTCACCAGGATTTGCTATTTGCGGCAATGGGCTGCCACCAGCATTTGCATCACCTGCATCAGGAGCGCCTAAGCCGACACCCAAAGCCTTCATGATCAGGCCATAGGCAATCATTGCTAGCTGCTTCGCAATAATCTGAGCCGCCATATTCATAAAGTGCTCAGCAACAGACGAAAGCATGTCTGCAATCGCCTGATCAGCACTCTTCGTGCCATTGATGACACTTGTGATTGCAGTGCTGAACGCATTACCAAAGGCGGTGGCAGCCGCAGCAGCTTGATTTTGCTTATCAAGTAATTTGTCCAGTTCTTCTTGCATTTGCACGCCTGGATCATTCTTGCGTCGCTCTTCTTCTGCTTTTGCTAAAGCGTCTTGGGCCTCTTTCTGATCTTCCAATGCCTTGACTCGTTTTAAGTCTGCAATCAAAAGTTCAGCGCCGTTATCTTTGAATTTTTCTTGAATATCAGCAATCTGATGCTGGAGTTTTACTTCATCTTCGTTTCCATTCAACCGAGCTTCAGCAAGTTCAACTGCACGTTGTGAAGACTGGAAAGCATCAGCAAGTAATTCACCCTGCTTTTCAATCTCTGCATTTGCTTTTGCTTCTGCTTGTAAGTATTTTTGCGCCGCATTGATTCTATTTTGCAACTGCCGCATCCGTTCTTGTTCAACCCCTTGTCCCGGCGGTTTAGGCAAAGTTTGCTGTGAAGGGTCTAACGGTTGATCTTCTGGCAGAAATCCTCCGCCATCCATCATGTCGCCAAAATCCGGAGGCAACTGCGCTTCACCCATTAACCGTAAAAACTTATACCCAAGTTCAAGAGTTCTAACAAACGGAACAAGATTTTTTGTAGTTTCAAAAATCCTGTTAGACAGGTCTTCAAGAGAAATATCAACCTCTGGCAATCCAGTTGCTACTTGACCAATAACTGTATTCCAAAACTGAAATTCTTTCCTTAATTCTTCCACCTGTCCGGTCGCAAAATCTGCAACCTCAGCAAGTGTTTGAAGTGATTGTATTGCTGCTGGCAAAGTTAAATTGCCAAGTGCTTCCTGCAAATCACGCAGTGATTCGTTAAGCGTGTCCTGTGCGCCTGCATATCCCGCTGAGCCCGCAGCTTCTGCTGCACCACCATATTGCGCTTCAATTTCGTTTAAGATTAAGTTTTGAGCCTCAAGTAAACGCCCAGATTCTTGCAAAGTTTTAATTTGCTCTTTTTGCTGGTCTGTGAAGACTGTGCCGCTCCTTGCTAAATCAGTAACACGCCTTGAAGGATCTTCCAATGCTTTCGACAGCTGCATCAATGCAGACCGGACATCTTGTCCTGTTGTTTCTGCTAAATCTGCCGCTGCAGTTGCTACGCGTTCATAACTATCAACACCGATTCGCCTAAATGAAGTCAGCAGCGTAAACCCAGCCGTGAAATCCTCTTCATCAAATAAAGTTTGTCTACCAAGACGATCTGCAGCAGAAGCTAATTGATCCACTTCCGCTTGCGTTTGGCCTAGTCGTTTAAGACCTGCCGCCAATGTTGCGACCTGAGCCTGTCGTTCGCCAGCAATGTTCAAGCTGCGATTCAGCAGAGTGGTGGCACCTACAAGGGCCACCATTGGTGCAACGGTTGTGCGTAAGGCAACACCCATTCGCTGAATGTTGCCTGTGGCAGTACCAGCAGCTTTTCCTGTTGATACAAAACGACCGTTTGCATCACGCAATCGACCATTTGTTTTCTGAACAGTTTGCTCTAGTTTTTTTGTCTCTGCATTTGTTTTTTTTAGCTGGTCAACAGCTTGCGAAGCATTGACCCTAAGTTCAACGTTGGATACTGCCACGGCTTACTCAAGCGATACCAACATCTTAACGACGAACCGCCTTTGCACGATTCCTGGCTTTTTCCTCTTGCTCACCCTTCACTTGATAGTAAGCCGCAAAGTGAACAAGCTCCGCATCGGTCAGTTCCGTACGCAGCTTGCTAACAGTCATCCCAAGTTCGCAGGCCAAGAAAAACTCAAAGTAGAGCCAACTGTCCTGCGTCAGTCGTTTTTTGCTTCTTCCAGCTCAGCATCACCACCAACACCAAACAAGAACAGTTCAAGTTCATTCAGCACAGATTCTGGCAATTCACGCTGCAGCTTGGCTGCATCAGCAGAAGCAAATGCCTTGCTACCGTCTTCCAGTTCAGCCATTTGACATAGCATCTGAGTGCTGATGTCTAGTGCCTCTTGTGTACCGGCAAGGCTTTGTGCTTTCTTGCGATCAGCGCGGGTGATTGGCTTGAAGTACAAGTCAATCACTGTTTCGCCGTCAGCATTTTTTAGTTCAAATTTGCGGCGTTGGTTGAGATCAAACGCACCAACCAAAAGGTCAACTGTGCGGTTTTTTGAAGCAGACATCAGACGCTCATCGTAATGGTATCGTTTGCAGTGAAGTTGATAGAAACAACTTCAAGCTCACCAACTGTAGCAGAATATTCTGCGTTAGTAATCAATGCAGTGAAAGTAATTTTTTTGCCACCAGTTTCGTCTAGGTAAAGCTCCAGCTCAGCATTGGCTGTGTCACTCTCCGTGACGACTTCTTTCAGCAAATCAAGTTTGTCGCCAGCGCCAGGTGCATCATAAAGGACTTCAAGGGTGCCACTGCCACCAATCAAGCCACCGACATAACAGCGAAAGGTTTTGCCGTGATCAGTGACTTCAAGCTGCTCTTTGTCAATGGTCATTGACCATGAACGCACTGCTGCAATTTCAGTCAGTGCGGCCCCACCAGCATCTTTGTCGAATTTGATGGTGCCTTGTTCCCCGCGATAAAAAGCCATGATCAGAGCGTGGTAGTGATGGTGCCGTTAGTCACGAAATTGATGGTGATCACTTCGATTTCTCCCACAGTAGCTGTATATTCAGCAGACGTTACAACAGCATCAAAGCTGATTGACTTACTGCCGCTGGTGTCAAGGTACAGCTCAAACAATGCAGATCCATCATCTGCAGTGGTGTTGATGTGATCAATAAATGCCGCAGTTTCATCACCAGAAGATGCGGTGTAAAGCACTTCACAGCTGCCGGAGCCACTGATGATGCTACCGACATTGCCAGCGTAACTGTCACCCATTGCAGTGGTTTCAAGCACTGCTTTATCCAAGGTTAGTGACCATGAACGAGTGCTGGTAATTACTGATGCGCTAGAACCGGCATCGTCAAATTTGACGCTACCTTCTTCGCCTCGATAAAATGCCATGGTCAGAGTTCCTCGATAAATTCAAAGGTCACACGGACCTGTGTTTGGAAGTAGCCTTCAGGTGATGCGGACACCACTTCAGGGCCAATGGGTGCATCGAAGTAAACCCCCGACACTATGACTCGATTATACAGGTCACGAATCCGTTTGCCTATCGTATAGTTTGCGCCAGCACCAACACCGGCAGGTGTGAAGATATTCACGACGATAATGCCGACGATCCGATTTTGAGAATCAGATGTTAAACCTTGGCTTAGATATTCATTCGCCCCAAAACTCAACAAGCATTGCACCCAAGATGAATTAGGCGTCGGTGCGTAGGAGACGTTGTTAAAGACGACCGGAATGGCAGGACTCAATGCAAGCTCGGTGGCAAGCCTAGATTCAATCGTTGCGCGAACAGTGTTGAGATCTGCTGCTGCCATTAGCCTCGCCGCTTGATTTGCTCATAAGCTGATCGTACATAGGCTTGCATTTGCTTGCCGATAAGATCAACCCAGCCTGCATCTGCTTGCGGGCTATGACCATTTGCCAATGGCTCTGCATATGGCAAGTTGTTGTGAATGCTGTAATAGTTGCCGAGCTTTTCCTGTCCTGCAATGTAGTTTGATCCTTTAAGTGATGCTGGCGTTCCCTTGTAATCACCTGGTGGTGCTGGTGTGCTGTTTGCATTGTTCTCGCCAACCTGCCAGCTTGCGCGGAACCTGCCAGTATCCACAGGACTCGCAGTCTTTAATTTGCCGTCTGCTTCAAGTACCGTCGCACGCAGCAATTGCTCAACCTGACCTTCCATGTAGCTACCGATTTGCGCTAGCTTGATTTCTTTTGCCATCATCAAGCCCTCAAAAACAACTGATACACAATCGCTTGGTTGGCCTGCTCCACCGTTTCAATACGCACAATCTGATGCGTCACACTGCTGATCAGCACCTTGTCATCAACTCCAGGTACTGCAGACAATGCTGACGCTGCAACCGTTAGCTTCTTGTCATCACCACGCACAAGGTCATTTACCTCCGCTGCATTCACGTCTTCCAATACGCCTTTGACTGTTTCAGTCGTAATCGTTTCAGTCGCTGAACCTGTTGTCGGATTGTAAGTCCCAAGCGAGACAGATTGAATCGTGATGTCACCACCAAACTTGCCGATGGCTTTGTTGGCAACCTTTCGCAGTGAATCAGCAAGTGCCATCAGATCTTGTAGGCGATACAAGCACCATTCTGAAGCGTGATGCTAGT